AAACATAGAAGCGTTTAACGAGTTTAATAAACGTAATCCAAAAGCTGATGGTGGACGTATGGAGTTTCAAGATGGAACAGATATAAAAACAATTTTAAAAAAAATGGCAGAAGATCGAACATATGAGCCTCCAATTAATCTTGCAGCAAAAGGAAGAGGTTTACCTAAAGGTTTTAGACAAGCAAAAAAAGAATTAAGAGAAGAGATATCAGACTTTGATGAGTTGTATAAAAGAAATCTTACTTACAGAAAAAAACAAAAAATAAAACAAAAACTAAAAGATGATCCTGAATATAAACAAACAGAAATGGCTAAAAAAGCAGAAAGAAGACGAAGACGTAGAGTAGCCAAAGTTGAAGATAAAGTTTCTTTAACACCAGATGAAAAATTTTTAAATTATCAACAGTCTTTGATAACAAGACAATTAAATGATAAAATAAAACAAAACCCAGATTTAATTTTAGAAAATCCTAAACTAATTGATCAACTTTCAACGACAATATCTCCTGATGGAAATATTATAAAAGTAAAACCTAATTTATCTCAATTAAAAGAAAGAGGTATTTTTGAAATAGAACATCAAAGAGATATTTTTAAAGAAGGTAAAATGAAAGATTTTCCTTATAATAGAAATTTAATTATGGCTCCTCATAACAGAGCGGGTGGTTTTAAACAAGCGGCTGAAAGTTTTATAGAAAAAAATTTAGACAGCCCTAAAGTAAAAAATATTTTAGAAAAAGCAGCAGAGTTAAAAATAACATTGCAACCAAATGTTCCAAAAGGAACTTTTACAACAAAAGGTATTGGATATAAACAATTACCAAATGCGGTTGATAAATTTGTAGATGTAGCAAAATCAAAAGTCCCATTAATTGTAGATAAGAATATTGGATTACCTTCATCAAAAAAAGACTTAACAATGGCTAAAAAAGCTTTAGGTATGAAAATATCTGGATCACAATTAAGTGCTAATCCTTTCTTTAGCCCAGGTATTTTAAAAGAAGCTTTTAAACAAATTCCAACACCTGCAGGAGCTGTATTGTTAAATGCAGGGTTGGGTGTTGATCCAAGATCCTCTATCGATAGAGCAAGTATTGCGGCAGAAGCTGCATTCGCACCAGCTCTTGTAAAGCAAGCTGCAAAGTTAGGATCAGTTGGACAAAGAATTGCTAATTTAGGTTTAACACCTGCTATGGCAGCAAGAGCTGCAAGAATAGCATCACCACTTGGCATTGCATCACTAGGTGCAGAAGGTTTGTATCAAGCAGGAAAATATACTAAAAAAAGAATGGGTGAACTAAAAGCAATGTCACCAAAACAAAGACAAGAACTAAGAGCTCAACAAGAAGCTCTAGCATTTGAAGGTGCAAAAGATGGTGGATTGATAGGGGATAAGTCAGGCCCACCACCAGAAAAAGGACCCAACTCACAAGGGTTGCCTTCATTAATTAAACGTGTTAAGAAACTTTAGGAGTATAAATGGCAGATATAGATAAAGGACTCCCGAACACAAGAGCTGAAGTAGAGATCAAACCAGAAGATATCTCTGACGTTAATGTTCAGGAACAAGAAGAACAAAATCCAGTAGAAGTTACACCAGAAGAAGATGGTGGTGTTACATTAAATTTTGAGCCAGGTGCAATCAATGTACCCGGTACAGAAGCTCATTTTGATAATTTAGCAGATATTTTACCAGATGAAATTTTATCACCAATCGGTTCAGATTTAGTTTCAAATTATTTAGATTACAAAGCATCAAGAAAAGAATGGGAGCAATCTTACACACAAGGTTTAGATCTTCTAGGTTTTAAATATGAAAATAGATCAGAACCATTTCAAGGAGCTTCGGGTGCAACACACCCAGTTCTTGCAGAAGCAGTCACACAGTTTCAAGCACAAGCTTACAAAGAATTATTACCAGCTGATGGACCAGTTAGAACACAAGTAATCGGAGCAAAGAATCCGGCAACAGAACAACAATCACAACGTGTTAAAGATTATTTAAATTATTTAATTATGGATCAAATGAAAGAGTATGAACCTGAGTTTGATTCTATGTTATTTCATTTACCTCTTGCAGGATCAACATTTAAAAAAGTTTACTACGATACAAACATGGGAAGAGTTGTATCTAAGTTTGTACCTGCAGATGAATTAGTTGTACCATATACAGCAACAAGTTTGGATGATGCGGAATCAATAATACATACTGTAAAAATCTCTGAGAATGAGTTGAGAAAACAACAAGTAGGTGGTTTTTACAGAGATGTAGAATTAGGTCCCCCAGGTTCAGTAACAGATAATGAATTAGAAAAAAAAGAACGTGAATTAGATGGCACTAAAAAAACTGGTAAACAAGAACCAGTTTACAATTTATTAGAGTGTCATGTAAATTTAGATTTAGAAGGTTTCGAAGAGGTTGATGCAGAAGGTCAACCTACAGGAATAAAATTGCCCTACATAGTAACTGTAGAAGAAGGCAGCCGATTAGTTCTCTCTATACGGAGAAACTATGCGCCCAATGAGCCTAAAAAAAATAAGATCCAATATTTCGTCCACTTCAAATTTCTGCCAGGACTAGGATTTTATGGCTTTGGACTCATTCACATGATTGGCGGATTGAGCAGAACTGCAACTTCTGCTCTCCGTCAATTATTAGATGCAGGTACATTAGCAAATTTACCTGCTGGATTTAAACAGAGAGGCGTTAGAGTTAGAGATGAAGCAGCTCCAATACAACCAGGTGAATTTAAAGATGTAGATGCACCAGGTGGTAATTTAAGAGATGCATTTTTTCCATTACCATACAAAGAACCATCACCTACATTATTACAATTATTAGGTGTTGTAGTTCAAGCAGGTCAAAGATTTGCAGCAATAGCTGACATGCAAGTTGGTGACACAAAACAAAATGCAGCTGTAGGAACTACAATTGCATTACTAGAACGTGGTTCAAGAGTTATGTCTGCAATTCACAAAAGACTATATGCAGGTATGAAACAAGAATTTAAATTACTTTCAAAAGTAATTGCACAATATTTACCACCAGAATATCCTTATGATGTAGTTGGTGGTGCAAGAACAATTAAGCAAGCAGATTTTGATGACAGAATAGATGTAGTTCCTGTAGCTGATCCTAATATATTCTCAATGAGTCAGAGAATTACAATGGCACAAACAGAATTACAACTTGCAACATCAAACCCACAACTACATAATCTGTATCAAGTATACAGAAATATGTATGAAGCGATCGGTGTAAAAAATGTAGATGCAATTTTACCTCCACCAGCACCAACTGCACCAAAAGATCCATCATTAGAACACATTGATGCGTTAGCTGGTAAACCATTTCAAGCTTTTCCTGGTCAAGATCACCAAGCACACATTACAGCTCACTTAAATTTTATGGCAACTAATATGGTTAGAAATAATCCTGCGGTTATGGGTGCAATACAAAAAAATATATTAGAACATATTAGTTTGATGGCACAAGAACAGATACAATTAGAGTTTAGAGAGCAGTTACAGCAAATGCAACAGATGCAAGCAATGGCTGCACAAGACCCTAACGTAGCACAACAACTACAACAACTAACCCAACAAGTAGAAGCACGAAAAGCAGTGCTAATTTCTGAGATGACAGAAGATTTTATGAAGGAAGAAAACAAAATAACATCACAATTTGATGGTGATCCACTTCTAAAATTAAAATCACGTGAAGTTGACTTACGTGCAATGGAAAATGAGCGTAAAAAAGACTACGATAAAGCTCAAAACGATATTGCTAAGGCTAGATTAATGCAAGCTGGCGATATTGCAGAAGAAAAAATGGAACAAAACGAAGATTTAGCAAAATTACGAGCTGGAGTCAGTCTTGCAAAGTCAGGAATTGATCAAGCAGCTGTTGTAATAAACGACGATTAATGTTAAGGAGACATTATTATGATAAACTATAAAAAATCAAAAGAAATCAAAATTCCAGAACAAAATTTGGAAGTTGATTCTAGATCAAAGACTACTTCTAATGGTTCTTTCAACTATATTCCTACTGGAGACAAGGAAAAAGTTAGAGGAACTAAAAGAATGTTGGCTGAAAAGAAAAAAGAAGCTACTTGGTACTAAATTATGTGGTTATCGGCAATAAAATTAGCCGTTTCTGCTGGTAGTAAAATTTACGCTAACAAGCAGAAGACTAAAATGGCAATGTCAGAAGCTCAGTTGATGCATGCTTCTCGTATGGCTGAAGGAAAAGAAGCTTACCAGGGAAAACTTTTAGAAGCCAGACAATCAGACTGGAAAGACGAGGCAGTTTTAATAATTTTAAGTTTGCCCGTAGTAATTTTGGCCTGGGCAGTCGTATCAGACGATCCGGGAGCGATGGACAAGGTAAAATTGTTCTTTGAAATGTTTTCACAGCTGCCGAGCTGGTTTACAAATTTATGGATCCTTGTCGTGGCGAGTATTTATGGTATAAAGGGTACACAAATTTTTAGAAACGGCGGAGGAAAAAATGGCAAGTAAATTTTTTAGTTATGTAGTACCAAAAATTGCAAAAAATTTAGCAGAGAGACGTAAAACTCAAGATGAAGTTTTTAAATCTATTGATGAAAAAGGCAAAGGTTTATCTCTTGAACAAAGATCTAAAATAAAAAAATCTTTTAGTAAAAAAGCTTCTAAAATCTATGATAAATCTTCTAAAGCAAGAAAAGGTAAAATGGGCGGCGGAATGATGGGTCGTAGAATGGGTTATTCAGAAGGAACTAAACCTATAAGCAGAAGTAAAAACCCAGGTTTACTTGCAATGTCTAAAACGGCAAAAGGAAAAGAAGCTGTTAAAAAAATGAAATTTAACCCTGATAGAATAGTTGCTAAAAAAGGTGGTAAAGCATAATGGCAAAACTTTGTCCAAGAGGTAAAGCTGCAGCAAAAAGAAAATTTAAAGTTTATCCGTCTGCATATGCTAACATGTATGCATCAGCAGTATGTTCAGGTAAAGTAACACCAGGTGGTAAAAAAGGCAGAACAAAAAAAGCTGCTGGAGGTATGGTCGAGTACTACAAAGGTGTTGTCTAGTGAGAACACATTTTTCAAAAGGTGGATTAAGAGAATGGGTAGCACAAAAATGGGTAGATATTGGAGCTCCGAAGAAGAACGGAAAATATCAACCATGCGGGAGGAGCAAAGGATCGAAACGAAAGTATCCAAAATGCGTCCCACTTGCGAAAGCCACACGGATGACAAGCTCGCAAAAGGCGAGTGCTGTCAAACGAAAAAGAGCTGCCGGTAATCCAGGCGGTAAACCAACCAACGTAAAAACATTTGCATGAGAAAAAATTTTTCAAAAGGCACTATGCCTTCAAGAAATAAAAAAAACTTTAGACCTACAAAGTCTGGAGCGGGTATGACAAAAGCCGCTAATCGCAGAAAATCATACTGCGCTAGATCACTAGGACAATTAAAAAGGTCATCAGCAAAAACTCGTAACGATCCTAATTCTCGAATAAGACAAGCACGGAGAAGATGGAAATGTTAAATGCAACTAGAAACAGTAGTAACTAAATTAATCCGTTTTATTAATACTCGAACAGAAGCGTTATCCATAACGATCACTTCTGGTGGTGTTGACAACATGGAGAATTATAAGTATATAATAGGACAAATAAACGCCTTAGAGGCAACCAGACAGGAACTCTCTAACCTGCTAAATGATAAGGAGCAAAATGAAGGAACAGTCATCGATCTTAACGACGCCAAAACAAAAAATTGAAGTACCTAATAACGATTTAGTTGGTGTAAAAAAATCAGAGAAAAAACAAGAAGAAAAAATTCCACAACCTACGGGTTGGCGAATAATGGTTCTACCATATAAGATGAAAGAAAAAACTAAAGGTGGAATTGTGTTAGCTGAAACTACATTAGAAAAGCAACAAGTCGCTTCTCAATGTGGTTTAGTTCTTGCTATGGGACCGCAATGTTACAAGGATAAGGAAAGATATCCAGAGGGTCCATGGTGTAAGGTGAATGATTGGGTTATGTTTGCAAGATATGCAGGCAGCCGAATCAAAATAGATGGAGGGGAGATTCGTCTGCTAAACGACGATGAAGTTTTAGCAACAATTGATAGTCCACAGGACATCTTGCATGAGTTCTAAACATAGGAAGGAGTAACTATGCCGGAAGAAGAAAAGAAAATGGTAGACATTGATACGTCAGGACCTGACGCATCAATTGATATCGAAGAAACAAAAGACGAATCAGTAGTTGATACTGAAGCGCCGAAACAAGAAACAGAAACAATAGAAAAAGAAACAGATAAAACATTTGAAAATGAACGAGAAATAAAACTAGATGAAAAAAAATCAGATAGTGAACTAGAAGACTACAGCAAAGGTGTACAATCTCGTATTGCGAAATTAACTCGTAAGATGAGAGAAGCAGAAAGAAGAGAACAAGCTGCTGTTCAGTATGCCCAAGGAGTACAACAAGAAAAATTAGAATTAGAAAAGAGATTTGAAAAGACTGATTCTGATTATGTTAAAAAATTTGAGACTAGTATTCAAACAGGTTTAGAAGCTGCACAAAAAGAATTAGCTGCAGCTATTGAAGCTGGTAATGCAGAAGCTCAGGTTGAGGCTAATAAAAGAATTGCAACACTCGCGTTTGAGAATGCAAAACTTGAAGCAGCCAAAGAAGGTCGAGAAGTAAAAGCACAGGCAGAGAAACCTGTAAATAATCTTGCTCAAGCAAATAATGTAAACATCCCTCAAACAGATGATCCTATTAATACGGATCCTAGAGCCGAGGCATGGGCCGCAAAAAACTCATGGTTTGGGTCTGATAGACCGATGACTTACACTGCGTTTGAGATACACAAGGATCTTACTGAAAAAGAAGGGTATGATCCTAGTTCTGACGAGTATTATGCAGAAGTTGATAGACGTATTAGAGTTGACTTTCCGCATAAATTTGGTAATACTGAAAAAACTACGACAGCTCCTGTTCAGACAGTTGCTTCAGCAAATAGAAGCGTAAAGCCTGGTCGCAAAACTGTGAGACTCACATCTTCACAGGTCGCAATAGCGAAAAAATTAGGTG